TTATCCTATCCTGAGGAAGTATGGTCGTGGGAGCGCTACGACCTCTTCGTCTTATGGAATCTCTATCATCTGATCGATGACGAGTTCCTAGACGGTGAAATAACGCAGGCCGCGTTAGACACCGACACTTCCTACGCCCAATTAAAAAAGGCAAGGAAGTCATTCAAGGCAATCGCACACAGCGGTTGCTATGAAGAATTAACCACGTTGATAGAGACACTACCAACGTGGTTAAGGCAGTTTGCAAACCCGTGGAAAGGTTGTGCAAAAGCCACTGGCATACGACAAGGATTTCTTATCGGTATGCTCAGTCAGACCAGAGGTGCGGGGACTCCGCCACCTATTGTTCTGTTACAGTCGAAGAAAAAGTTTTTATTAACAGTTTCTTCGCCTTGTGAACCACTCGATGAGACTACAAAGAGATTGGTTTACGTGTCGACCGAGAGGGCGATCAGCTCTCTCCCGGACGATATTTTTACTGGACTCACCACAAAGGCGCGAGTCACAGTAAATACCTCCGCTTGTTGGGAAAACATCCGCAAAGAGGGAGGGACGAACCAAGCAGTACAGGAAATTGTACTGCAGGGTCGAGCCGGTACTTACATCCCAGTTCGGGATTTAAATACTGGAAAGATTCTTCATGAATTAAAATATAATGATGAAGAACCTGGAGACTATATATTTTGGGCATGTCTTGACCAAATATATAGATACACACCGGAAGAACTGCGAGTTGCATTCCTCACGGTAGTGAAAGAGCCTGGTAAAGCGAGAAGCGTTACAAAGGCTCGTGCTTGCTTAAAGGTCGTGCTTGACACTGTAAGCAAGATCTGTGCTTGGCCCCTTAGAAAGGGCTTTGCCAGTAGCCAGTCCGGAATGGGTGCTTCCCATCACGGCTGGAATTTCTTTAAATCGATTTATGATGAATCGAATAAAGATATCTTCTTTCGTATTCATAGCGAAACGAACGAAGAATTCGCAGATTATGTCGAACGGACAGAAATCTACGAAGATGCCTACTTGCTCTCAACCGATTACGAGGAGGCAACAGATAATATGCACTTTGATATAGCGTATATTATCTCAGACATTTGGATGCGCAAATGCGGCATTCCAAATCTCTTACGAAAGATTGTACAGGAACTCTGTTACAAAACTCGTACTATCTACTTTCACGGAGCCGGACCGCTCCGCGAAGTAGGAATACCCGCCCCACAATTCGGATTGAATGTGAGGTGTGTACAAACGACAAAGGGCATCATGATGGGTGATCCTTTGACGAAAGTCGTACTCCATTTGTTAAATATTGGAATAAGACTCTTCGGGGAAATCTTTCAGACCGAAGAATTTCTCCGAGAAGCTTTTCTTAACCCACAACAGGTTAAAGAAAGGCTGGAAAGGACATTAGGA